AACATTTAATAATGGAAACACTATGACGTTAAGAGAATTATTAAAAGAAAACAAAATATACAAGCCTTGGCTTGCAGAAAGATTAGGGTTAAGCCGACCTACCCTAGATAAGTACTTAGATAAACCTGACGAGTTTAAGATTAAACACCTTAGAAGGATGGCTGAGTATTTAGAAACAACAGAAAGGGAGGCATTAGTTAATTATTTTATAAAAGCTGAAAGCTATGAGTAACAAAACAACTGACAAAATCTACGTAGGAAACGGAGTAGAGAAATTTGACGGAGACATGGTAACTGTTTCTGTAAACCTAACTAAGTTAGGGAAAGAGGCTTCAAACTTTATGTTTGAGTACAATGGTGACAAGTTCATCAAACTAAACGTATGCAAGAATCGTGATGGTGAGAACGAGTATGGTAAGACACACTACCTTGCTGTAGATACGTACAAACCAGAAGCTAAGAAAGAAAAAGTAGCTGACGATTTACCATTTTAATATTGGAGGGGAGTGATCCCCTCCTTTTTTAAACAACCAAAAAAACTATGAAGTACAGAGTATCAGACACAGACATTATCAGTATGGATAAGGTAGAGTTTGTTGAGGTCGATGGTCGTTCTATTAATTTCCATACTTCAACAAATACACACCAATCTATTTATAATAACGAGATGGAGTCAAGTTGTGTTTTCAATAATATTGTTAACCATTTTGCTACTATAGACCTTAGGTTTAGTGATCCCAAGAAGCCTGAGACTGAATCTGAAAGAAAGGAGAAGGCATTTAATATGTTCTGGAATCTATATGATAATAAGAAAGATAAGCCTAATACAAGGAAGACTTTTATGAACTTAACCTTAACTCAAATGGGTGAAGCAATAAAAGGAGTGAAGGCTTATGTTGATTCAACACCCGACAGAACATATAGGAAGTTTCCTAGAACTTGGCTTAACGCTAGGAGTTGGGAGAACGAAATAAAGGTAGATAAGAAAAAAGAAAACCGATACGTTAAACCTAAATACATTTCAGATGAAAGATAATATGGAGATGGAGAAGAGGCTTATCGGTAAGATTATGTCTAATCCACAAGATTATTACGACTGCCATAGCCTTATATCTAAGGAAATATTTACTGATCCTTTAAATAGAAAGATATATGCAGTGGTATCAGAAAGACTAGATAAAGGAGATAAGGCTGATATGATTATAATATCCTCTACTGTTAAAGATCCCCTTGTAGATCTTAGGGTAGCTGAGTGTATGAGTTCTGATCATTACGCTTACATCACAAAGAACATGGTCCTATACCTCTCTCAAGAAGACAAGAAGATAAGGCTTAAGAAGTTAGCAGAACTTACTACAAAGAAGATTGATAATGGTGATGATCTGTTTAGTGTTATAGAGTTTGTAGAGGACCAGATGAAATCTATCTCTGAAATTAGAGGTAGTGATATACCTGATATTAAGAAGCAATTGAAGGTGTTACATGATGATATAAGAAAGAGAATGGATTCTGATAACATGGTAGGTTTGCCTACAGGATTTCAATCAGTAGATAAGTTTACTGGTGGGTGGCAAGAGACAGACTTTATTGTAATTGGTGGTGCTTCATCTATGGGTAAGACATCACTTGGCTTAGCCTTTTGTTATAATTGTGCTAAGGTAGGTATACCAACTGCAGTATTTTCTTATGAGATGGGGGACACCCAACTACTACAGAGGTTAGTATCTTTAGAGAGTGAAGTCAACAATAGGTATATAATGAAGGGGTCATTGGAAGACGGAGAACTTAAAAGGGTTGATAAGGCTATAGGTAAACTTGAAGGCGTTAGTCTATTTATAGACGAGTGTAAAGACTCATCCCTTAGATACCTTCTTAATAAGATAAGGCAGTATGTTATAACTAAAGAGGTTAAGTTTGTACTGGTTGACTACCTTCAGTTAGTTAAAGGTACTGGGTCTTCCAGGGAACAAGAGGTGGCTATGGTGGCTCGTGAGTTAAAGAATCTAGCTAAGGAGTTAAATATAACGATAGTAGCACTATCTCAGCTTAGTAGAGGTGTAGACAGGAGAGATGGTTGTAGACCTACTCTTTCTGATCTTCGTGAGAGTGGTGAGATAGAGCAAGCCTCTGACATAGTAATGCTTGTATATAGACCTGAATACTATGGTATCATGAATGATGATAGTGGAAGTTCAACCGAAGGACTTGTAGACCTTATCTTTGCTAAGGGTAGAAATATAGGTACTGGAACGCTACCTTTAAAGTTTAAGAAGGAGTACACTAAATTTATAGATCCTCAGGATTATACTGAGAAATATATATCCGCTCAACCATCAGAATCTTTTTAGCTATGGACTGGAATTTTAAAAACATAACAGATTTTATAATGGGTGTCATATTTATTTTTTGGTTTATAGAGAAGATTATAAACAAGAAGTAGATTTATGAGAAAAGAAATATACCACGCTACAGTTAACTACAGATGGAGAACTCTAAGATTTGTAAAAGGAGTAGAGAAGCCTGCTAAGAAGTGGAAACAAGCAACTCACAGGACTTGTATTAGCGAGCTTGATCCTGAAAAATTACAGAATGTTAAGTATTTTATAAGGGGTTTACAGATAAAACATAAATCAACTAACGACATACAAATAAAGATAGATAGCGTAACTGATTACGAGTTTATATGTATGTCTCATGATGTTCATTAAAAGATATAGACATGAAATTATATTGTAAAAATTGTAATAAAACCGTTGAAGTTAGTAAATTTACAATGAAAGTTATTGATAATAAGGTGGTTAAACCTGAGTCAATATGCAGTTGTGGTAAGCAAATGCAGGATCTTTCAACTTACAATGGGCTTGGCGGTATCATAAAGAGACCAGGTGGTAAAGTAAGGGGGAAAAGATGATGAAAGAAGAAAACCAAATAAACTTACTGCTCTTACTGGCTACGTTTAAAAGTTTTACTGAGCAAATGTACAACCTAAAGGATGAGCATTCAGGGTTGGTAAAGAAAAAGTTTAACATGCTTATGAATTATGTAAACAGTTATGAAAAAACAATAGACGATGATTGGTTAAAAGATAATCAAGACGTTATAGAGCAGTTGAATGATGCTATAACTGATTTTATATATAGCATTAGGGATACAGCAAGTAAAAATAATAGTAACTAAATTTTAAAACAATGATTAAAGTATTTTTAGGGGTTATTTGTGCAATAGTTTTGTTTGTAACCTTAGAGACAATTAAGTATAATAAAAATAGAAAAGATGCAACAAAAGATTAAAGACAAGTGTGACAAAATAAGAGATCTACTAGTAGAAAAGAACAAATCATATGGAAACTCTGTGTTTGACAAAGGTGTTTTGTTTGAGGTAGATCCCATGTATGCTATTCAGGCTCGCATAAACGACAAGTTAAATAGAATAAAAAGTAAAGAGGCGTACATGAGTGAGAATGATCTGGTAGATCTAACTGGGTACTTAATATTACTTCAAGTGCATATGGATGAGGTTGATAAAAGAATGAGTGAGGCTATAAAATCTACTGAGGCATACGAAGAAGGGAAAACTCCATTTGACTACGAAATATCGAGTAATGGCAAAGATGAGACTTGAACCTAGATTTGAAAATCAAGAGGATAGAGAAAGAGAGGCTGAGACTCTTAGGATTCTACTTGAAGGAAAAGATCTAACATTCGAGCAGCTAGGTAAGTATGCTCCAGTAGACGCTGAGATTATAGATAATAAAACTATGAAGGTTGTATCTCTATGCGAGGTTAAGACTATGAGTCTTAATATGTCTGATGTAAAGAGGGCTAGAACTTCAGTAAGAAAGGTACAACATTGTCAAAAGGAAGCTCTTCATAAGGAGTTACCTTTATGTATAGCCTGGAGATTTCTCGATGGAATTGGTTATATTTGGATGCACGAAATAACAAAAGCCACAGTTGAGTGGGGTGGCATGAAAAACCCACGACCAGGATCTATATGGGATAGGGAGTTATTATTCTATATTGATATTAACGATTTAACAATAATTAAATTTTAGACATGAACAAAGATCAGAAAAACAAAGAACAGCAGATTAGAATATTAAAGTTTGACTGCGAGATGAGAGCTAAAGTATTAGAGATAGCCTCAGCTTTACCAACAAGTAAAAATGCTAAATCTCTTTTGGAAAACTCAGAGAAGCTAGCTAAGTATGTATTTGGTATGCCAGCTCAACCAAAACAAAATAAATAATTCGTATCTTGCATGTCATAAAATTACAATATGGCAAGTAAAAGCACTAAACATTATAAAAAGAATAAGGAGTCGTATAAGAAGAAAAAAAAGTACGACTCTGAATATTCTTCATCAGAAGAGAGAAAAAAGTATCGTGTTAAGCTAAATCTATTCAATAGAAAGAATGGTAAAAAAGGTGATAAAAAGGATGCTTCTCATACTAAATCTGGTAAGCTTGTATTAGAGAGTCAATCTAAAAATAGGGCTAGGAATAGAGGTAAGAAATAATTATTTTCGTACCTTAGTTTAATGCGATTCAAGAGAAGAAAGGGTAGGCAGATAACTAAAGCTAAGAAACACGTTGTAGATGGAATTACATTTGCCTCAGGTCTAGAGCTTTACTGCTACAGAGCCCTAAAGAAAGCAAAAATCCCCCACGAGTATGAAGGAAAGACCTTCGAGCTTGTAGAAAAATTCAAGTTCGAGGGTCTCCTTATGGATAAGGGTAAGACAAAAGGTAAAACCACCTTTAAACAAAAGCCTGGTAACATAAGAAATATATCTTATACGCCAGACTTTATTAATTTAGAAGAGGGTTTTATTATAGAAACAAAAGGAATAAGAACCCCTGAGTTTAAGATGCGATTCAAGCTGTTTTTAAAGTATCTTTATGATACTGATCAAAGATTAGACGTATATGTCCCATCAAATCAAAAGGAGGTCGATATTACAGTCGATACCATCTTAGGTAGGGGTTCTAAAAAACGAGAGTAAGCTGCGTGAGTGCTGCATATCTAAATCCTAGTCTCAAGCAATACGGGCTAGGTTGTTCTTGTATTCGGGGGGGAAGTTGAGATTTGGTCGTCCATGCAACCCCCCAATACTTTTTAAAATAAAATAGTAATGTTACACGACAGAGATGAAGCTTTAAGAGAAGCTTTAAAAAAATCTGATGAATCAAAAAAAAATTTGTTTGAATCTTGGATAGTAGATCTTGTTGACCCCGAAGAAGAATGCTGTGGAGATCAAGATGATTGCTCTACATGCGAGGACTAATCCCAAATAACATAGAAGCATATAACTCCAGCAAAGATCTGGAGTTCGCTGTACGGTATAGATTCTGTTGGAGCAAATAATCTAAATCCAAACATAACTCCATTAAGTAATTGTATACCTATTTCCATACAGCTAATATACTAAAAAAAAAGGAGGGAACTACCCCTCCTCCTTAAACAACCAAAAAACTAATCTATGAATGCGAACAAAAAGCAAACTGCTCCAGGATGGAGCCTTAGAAAAGTACTACAAATTTAGTAATTAAATAATTAATTATATAGTGTTTTCAAATTATTTATCGTCAACACTTATAGCATCTTCTAAATACCTGTCAAGGTATCTATTATAAGCTTCATCTATAACTGGTCTAGATACTCTAGAGTTAGAAAGAATAGCTTTAACATTTTCTCCGTTAATACTATTTAATCTTGCTGCAGCTATAAGGTCAGCTAACTTATTTAGATCTTCGTTAAAGCTAGAGTTTGATCTTGCCTCTTCTCTTAATGCAAAAGGATCTTTTAATATTCCTTTACCAACTCTACTTACCATATCTTTAAATAAGAAGTTAGACTTTATTGCTAAACCTTTGTTAACATTAACTCTATTGATCCTTATACCAAATATAGCTAAAGCTTCGTATCCTGGAACTAAGTCAGAGTCTTCATCATATAAAGACTCAACACCTCTTTGAAGAACTCTACCACCACCAGGTTGAACTTTATCACCAACGTATATAATCATCTTTCCAATCGCTTTAAGTGGACCATCAGTCTGATTAAATACTTTCCCACCTTTATTTGTTAGAGCCTCTGTTACAGCTATAGAGGTCATCTCTTGACCCAAGAATGGGGC